TCTTAAAAGTTATTGAAGCTAATCTACAAACAAAAGAAAGTTTACAAGAAGTTAGTAATAAAAAAATAAAAGAAGTATTAACCGGTGGACCTGAAGAGTTTGCTGATGGTCCTCCATGTTTACAGATGATCTGCAAAGAGATACAGGAATCAGGGACCAAACTAAAAGATGAGAGAGACAGGTTTTTATATAACTACATGGTGTTTGCTAAAAAGAAATTTAGTGAGAACTGGGAGAAGAAAGTATTAGAAGCAGCTAGAAACTATATCTTGTATGATGAAATATGGGGTGATGGTAAAGTAGAAGAAAAGATTAAGTATTGGAAAAAAGATACAGCAGGTTTTAAATGTAATGATTTACCTATATCATCATATTGTGCGAGGGGCACATGTCTAAAAAGAAAATTTGGTATTGGTGGTCACTTTGATTCGCAGTGGCCATCAGTATCAGGTTTAATTAGAATCATGTACAAACCTGATCACGAATATTTTTTTAATGTAGAAGTTGCTGCAGATAAAATTGTACAGGTGCATGCACGTAGCATTAAACAGTTTAACGAGATGAAACAAATGCGTAGTCTAATTGCAGATCATACAACAACGTATCCACCAAGTATCAAAGAAAAAGAATATCAAAACATATTAAACGGATTATGGGCAACTATGGAAACGATTCAACCACCTGCAGGCACAAATCCTGTTGACATGTTAAAGAAAGAATTATTTACATATGTTAATGGACCTAAAGCTAGCTCGTATGCAGCATTTAAAAGTGGATCTGTATTACATGAAGATCAATATTTTTATTTTGTGTACGATAAGTTTTACGATGAATTAAAACGTGGAGACTGGAATCAAGAGCGAGCAAGAACAGCCACTATGATTAAACAATATTTTAAAGGTGAGTTTGATTGTCAAAAAAGATTTCCAAAAGGTGATAACGAAGAATCATTTCCACCACTACGAGTTTTAAAACTTCCAAAAGAAGGTTTAGAAAAAGAGGAGATACCCGAAGAAATAATAGAAATAGAAGATAAGGAGAATATAGTATGACGTCAAAAGTTCCAAGTGTGTTTGTATCTTTACCTGCGTACGATACAATGCAAGTACCCACATGTTTATCGCTTGTAAAATTATTTAATAAATTTACGCTGGCAAAAATAAAAGCAGAAATAGGTACATTTAAATGTCCTTACGTAAGCTATGGAAGAAACGTATTAACTGCATTATTTTTAGAATCAGGTTTTGACTATCAATTGTTTGTAGACGCTGATTTAGAATTTGAACCTGATGTAGTAGGTCGAATGATATTAGCTAAAAAAGATGCAATTTGTGTGCCCTACAGGAAAAAAACACAAGATCAAGTATTAAAATTTTCTATAGAGTTTAACGATCCAACTAACATTGAAGTGGATGAAAAAGGAATTGTAGAATTAAAAATGGGACCTGCAGGTTTAACATTAATTCATAGAAGTGTGTATGAAAAATTAATTAAAGACAATCCTGATCTTAAAATAAAACAAAAAGAAATAATATCTGAAAAAGCAAACTCATACTTTTATAATTTTTGGGATACAACTTTTACCAAAGATGGAACATGGTGGGGTGAGGATGTTAATTTTTGTAACTTAATTAAAAAATCAGGTTTTAAATTTTATGGAGTAGTTGATGGACAAACAACACATTATGGATCACATGGCTGGACTGGATCACTCAAGGATGGGTTTAAGAAAGCCAATGGAAAAGATCAATAAAATATACGGACCACCTGGTACGGGTAAAACATTTAGATTAATTAAACGTGTAAAAGCGTACGAACGTATTGGTGTGCCTTTACACAAAATAGGTTACTTTGCATTTACTAGAAAAGCTGCAGAGGAAGCACGCAAACGAATTAACGTATCAGAAAAAGAAGTGCCATATTTTCAAACAATACACGCATTTTGTTATCATTTACTTGGATTAAAAGAAGAAGATATCATGCAACCGTATCACTACGAAGACCTTGGTAAAAAATTAAATATAAGAGTTTCTTTTAATGATAAATATAACGAAGAAGAAACACATTTTTTAAGTTGTAATAATCCATACTTTCAAATGATACAAAGAGCCATAAATAAAGACATAGATATTAGAACAGAGTTTGACCTTAACGAACATGATAAAAAACAAGTAAATGACTATGACACTCTTAATCACATTTACAGAAATCTTTTAGTCTACAAAGATAAAAATAATCTTTTTGATTTTAACGACATAATAAAATCTGTTTTACATTCTGATAAAATACCAATGTTCAAAGCTATATTTATTGATGAAGCACAAGACTTATCACCATTGCAGTGGCAACTGTATGATAAATTAAAATACCATTGTGAACAAATGTACCTAGCTGGTGACGATGACCAGGCTATCTATGCATGGGCTGGCGCTGATGTAAAAAGATTTGTGCAAGAGCCGGCAAGAGAAATTGTATTAAAACAATCACGTCGTATATCTATGGCAGTGCAAGGAGAATCAAAATATCCAATAGCAAAAATAAAAGGAATTAGAAAAATAAAACATTACAGACCAAGGAATCACGTAGGTGAGTCACAATATATATCTGATCTTAACCAAGTTGATTTAACGAAAGGTAGATGGTTAATACTTACAAGAACTAAAAGCAATCTGTTAGATATCATGAAAGATTTAAAACGTAAAAATTTTTATTATCAAAGTAACAAAGGTAAAAGTTTTAAAGTTGGTATGTACGAAGCTGCAGCTGCATACACTAAATGGACAATGGATGAGTTGTTAGATGAAAAAGAAGTAAGTGCGGTGAAAGAATTTATACCTACAGGCAACTGGGATCCTAAAGTTCCTTGGTATGATAAATTTGTAGCGGACCAAAAAGAAATTTTATATTTAAGAAATCTAATTGCATCAAAAGAAAACTTAAGAGAAAAAGCAAGAATATGGTTATCAACTATTCATGCAATAAAAGGTGGTGAAGAAGATAATGTAATTTTATCTTTGCATCAAGGTCGTACTGTGCAACAAGCAATTAAATCAAGTGTTGACAAACAAGATGAGGAGCATAGAGTGTGGTATGTTGGAATCACGAGAGCACGAAATAATCTATATAAATTAAGAGCAAAAAAGAAATTAAGGGAGTATCAACTATGACACATAAAGATTTATTTAATGAAGTATTTCCTCAAAACAAACAAATTGGAGGATCTCATTATAAAAATTTTCACATTCAACCTTATGAATTTATATCTAAAAATGATTTAACTTTTTTTCAAGGCAACGTTATAAAATATGTTTGTAGGTATTTACACAAAAATGGAATAGAAGATTTAGAAAAAATAAAACACTATTGTGATTTAGAAATATTAAAATTAAAAGATAAAAAGAAAAAATGATTTTACCTCAAACAGAGTGGTTGCAGCCTACAGAGTATCCAGATCTTAGATCTTATGATGAGATTGCAATAGACTTAGAAACAAGAGATCCAGATTTAAAATCAAAAGGATCTGGTGCAGTTATTGGTAATGGTGAAATTGTGGGTGTATCTGTAGCAACTTATAATGATACATGGTATTTTCCTATCGCTCACCAAGAAGGACCCAATATGAACAAAGATAAAACTTTAGAATGGTTAAAAGATATTCTTGAATGTCCAGCTACAAAAATATTTCATAACGCTATGTACGACGTATGTTGGATACGTAGTTTAGGTTTAAATATCAATGGTTTAATAGTGGATACAATGATTGCGTGTTCACTACTAGATGAAAATAGATTTTCATACACACTAAATACTTTGTCTTGGCATTTTTTAAACGAGGGTAAAAATGAACGAGCACTAAACGAAGCTGCAAAGTCAAGAGGACTTGATCCAAAAGCTGACATGTGGAGACTGCCAGCACATGAAGTTGGAGCGTATGCAGAAAAAGATGCAGAATTGACTTTTAAACTTTGGCAACATGTAAAAAAATTATTAATTGAAAATGATTTAGAACAAGTTTTTAATCTTGAAACGGATCTCTTTCCTTGTCTCGTTGACATGCGTTATCTCGGCGTTCGCGTAGATACTCAACGAGCTTACGAATTGCGTAAGGAGTTGATAGGACAAGAGCAGCTATTATTGCGAGAAGTTCAAAAAGAAACAGGAATAGATACTCAAATATGGGCAGCAAGATCAATCGAAAAAGTTTTTCAAAAATTAAAACTATCTTACGAGCGTACTGCAAAATCTGGTGAGCCATCGTTTACTAAAAATTTCCTTTCAAATCACGAGCATCCTATCATACAAAAGATAGCTGAGGCAAGAAAGATTAATAAAATAAATACAACATTTATTGATACAATATTAAAACACGAACATAAAGGTAGAATTCATGCAGAAATAAATCAAATTAGATCTGATGATGGAGGAACCATTACAGGTAGATTTAGTTATGCTAATCCAAACTTACAACAAATACCAGCGCGTGATCCTGTGTTAGGTCCGATGATTAGAAGTTTATTTATACCTGAACAAGGATGTAGGTGGGGTTGTTTTGATTACTCGCAACAGGAACCAAGACTTGTAGCACACTACGCACTACGTTATGGTTTACCATCCGTAAATACAATTGCAGATTCGTATGACACTGACCCCTCGACCGACTTTCACAAAATCGTAGCAGAAATGGCAGAAATACCACGTTCACAAGCAAAAGTGATCAATTTGGGTCTTTTTTATGGTATGGGTAAAGCTAAACTTCAAGCGGAGTTGGGTGTATCTAAATTTAAAGCCGAAGAATTATTTGACAAGTATCATAGTAAAGTTCCATTTGTAAAACAATTAATGAATGAAGTTATGAAAGCTGCTGCTAAGAAAGGTCAGATTAAAACTTTGTTAGGTAGACGTTGTCGTTTTCCTAAATACGAACCAATACTGCGTGGCAGTGATTGGGGTAAATATATACCACCTGAAGATGAAGAGCGTATGCAAGATTTACAAAAGATGGGACCATATTTAAAAGACGATGAAGATGAAATATTAAAAGACAAGGATGGTAATCCTAAAAAAAATTATTGGCATAATAATCCAACACGTAGAGCATTTACATACAAAGCTTTAAACAAGCTTATACAAGGATCAGCAGCTGACATGACTAAGAAAGCTATGTTAGAATTATATAAAGAAGGTATCACGCCACACATACAAGTACATGATGAATTAGATATATCTGTTATTAATGATTTGGAAGCAGCTAAAATAAAAGATGTGATGGAAAACGCAGTTGACTTGAAGATACCAAACAAGGTAGACTATGAAGCTGGTCCAAATTGGGGATCAATAAAATGAGAAAAAATTATGGCATATTTAAATGTAAACATACCACCGACTTACGCACAAATAAAAAGGGAGTATCTTTATGACTTACAAAAACATCATGGAGAAGTTGAAGACTGCATTATCTTTGGGTTATCAGCTCTTACAGGAAGGGCTATACTCTTTCATGCTATTATGGAAAATGGTGCAATATTTTATCGCTTACCAATTAGCGCGTTTATTCAAAAGGGATTTGAACCATCCCGAGTGCCCAAGCGACGACTTGATGAACTTCAGCTCTGGAATTGTTTTAGCTATTATCCTTCTGTTCATCGTTGGGACATTCTAGACGGACAAGCTGGAAAATACATAGGTAAAGATAAAAAATGGCATCCAGGAAAGTATTTATTTACGGTTGACTTTGCTCATCCAGAGAGTAACATACTTGACACTGATCATTCAGAGATACCGCACGAACA